GGCTGATTTTCATAAAGCCAGTTGCGATTGACTTTACCTCCAATAATCCTGTTTCGGGGTCTGCCCAAAGCTCTGCCTTATCCAAATAATGTATTGGGTAAGTGATAGGGTCGCGACGAGCAGGATAAACCCCACCGACAAGATCAACAGGAGCATCGACAAGGCGCAGCAAAGCACCACTCTGCCAAGAAACATCATTGTCGATGAAAACCAAACAGTCACAATCTGACTCCCAAAATCTTGTGGCAATAACGCCCCGGCTGTCAGCGATTAAAGCGTTTCCAATGTCATCCACAAGTGTGAACTGATCTCCTCTTTTTACCAGTTCTAGCAAGTCATTAAACAATGATCGCATCGTTGATACATGGACAACCCCCGTATATGCGGGGATCGCTATCATTACTTTCATCGTGTCTCCAAAGTAAAAAAGGCCACCCCCTTTCGAGGATGGCCCAAGGCAACTGCTTAAGACTTAGGCGGTAAGGCCAACATTCTTAAGTGCAGTAATGATGCTGTTGGTCGCGGCAACAAACTCAGCGGTAGTGGGGGCAGCGGTCAATGCGGTGATCGCGCCTGCTTGAACCACGGGAGTTGTACCGTAGAAACCAACTTTGCCACCTGCGGCTGCGATAAGCGAACCGTCTGCGGCGTTACCGTTCAGCAAATAAACGGGGGTTTGGGTTGATGCTGGTCCTGGATTAGACATTTTCGTTTCCTTACAAAAAGAGTTTGAGAAGCGGGGGATTTCTCCCCCACCAAATCAATTAGCTGGCAACGCGGCAAGCCAATTCAGGGTACAGAGGTGCCCAACCATACAGCACATCCAAACGAGTCGGGATCGAATCGTTGTTGATGGTGTACTGGCGAACAACACGGATCGACAAGCCAACATCTTTGTCAGATGCGCGACCTGCGAAATGCACGCCTTCAGGCAATTCCAAATCGGCGGTAGCCAATGTGAATGCGTTGCGGTGCATGATGATGTTCTGTGGCGACACAGTACCAGTCTTGTTGTAGAAGTTCACAGTAGCTGTGGCGCTGGTGGACGGGATGCTTACGTTTTGGAACTGGCCTGCGCTGATAACAGCGGGGCTGACGTTCACAGTAAATGTTGCACCAGTGCCAGAAGCAGCAGCGTTCACCACAAAGTTACGGAGCTTGTTAGAGCCGTAGGCTTGGCGGTTCTGTGGGTTGACAGCGTACACGCCATCGATGGTGATGACGTCACCTTGCTTCAGGCTCACAGCACCAGTCGAGGTGATGCTGATGTTAGAGCTAGAAGCCCAGCCAGAGGTCAAATAACCAGTGGCGGCGGTGGTGCTGGTGGTTGCAGTGCCTGCGAAAGAACCGAAAGTGTGGGCTGCAATGTTCTGATCCATCTTCCAATCCATGCCGCCAGTGTCACGGCCCATCATGCCCTTTTTGTACTGGCTACCGATAACTTCGGAAGGCACAAACAGGGTTTTCAGGCTGTTAACGATGGTGGCAGAAGTGAAGGGTTCCAACACGCAAGAACGGCGACCATCACGGGGCGCGCCTTCAGCATCCAAATAGGCTTGGGCAGTCAGGTAAGTGCCAAAGTCTGTTGAGGGAGTGCCAGGAGTGCCAACGATGTTAGCTGTGTTGTTTGCAGCCATAGTTGTGCCATCAAAGTCGATTTTGTTGGCGATGGCGGCAATAGCGGGCTTCAACACACGGTCGCTAAACATATCCAACGACAAAGCCAAGTCCTGAGTGGTGAACTGGGTATCAACGTGGAATTGTGTGGACAGAGTGACGGGCACGCTAGTTTCGTTGAAATCTTCAACGTTCAAGGCGGGGCCAGTAGTACCAATGAAACGACCAGGTTTACGGACGTTCAAGGTATTACCGATCTTCGCCCCAACTACAGCGAACTGATCGTCATAGTTGCGGTCAACGCCTTGCGAGAAGGTCAACTCGTTTTCCAAGACCATCAACGCTTCGTTGGTGATCTTGCTAATGGTAAGTAACGTATTACTCATTTTTTAAACTCCAAGATTATGGACAAAAAAGGGTTTTACCTGATCTTGCCCGCTTGTCTCATTGCTTTCCATTGTGCGTAACTGCCATAAAACTTGCCATCACTGTCAAGCGGTATGTCAGCCACACCATTGGTCGCTTTGATTGGGCGAACAGGCGCAGGCGCTTTGCTTTTCGCCACAGGTTTTTGCTCTGGCTCTTGAGCCTTAGATTCATATCTAGCCTCAAGTTTTCCCAATTCCTTCAACGCCGCCCGTTCCGACATTCCTGCGATTTTCTTTGCCAGTTCCTCGTTTTCAGCCAAGTGGTACAGGATTTGTGGGCCTACATCACTCTCCAAAATCGAATCCCTGATTGCATCCGATACGACAACGCTTGATGACGCCACCATATCGTCAAAATCTGGCAGATCAGCTTTAGCTTGTTGCACTTTGGTCGCCCAAGAGTCAATGACCTTTTGGCGTTCCGCTGCAATCTTTTCTTCAGCTTCCTGTCGTTTCATGTCCGCGATACGCTTATCTGCCGTGTACTCAGCGAGTGCCTTGGCGTATTCAAACGCATCTGCGAACTGGCTAGGTTGTGGCTCTTCATCACTTGGCTCGGCCTTTACAGGCTGGGCTTTGCTTTCAAGTTCCGCAATCCGTTTCTCTAGAGCTTCCCTGCGCTCACGTTCGGCTTGCGCTTCTTTACGCGCTTCCTCACGTTGCTTGGTAATCTCAGAAAAACGCCGTTCAAGTTTAGGATTTTGCTTTCGCTCTTCCTGTGTTTTGGCTTCCTCTTTCGCTTCTGGTTCACTCCCCTCGGCATCTTGAGGTTCTGGCTCTGCTGGCGCTTGCGCTTCAACAGCCGCAGGTTCCTCAGTTGCTTGGGCTAAACCCAGTTTTTGTGCATAGAACTCAGCCGCATTTTCGCTTGTCAGAATCTGACTTGCTTGGTTTTCAGACATTAACGTTGTCCCTACGAATTTGCCCCGTGAACCTCACGGGTAAGGTTTGTGCAAGTTGTAGCACGAATTTATTGTTGGGTCAACGGATTTGCGCCCTGCCCAATGTCTTGTGCCGCTTCCATCATGTAGGCATATTGCTCGGCGTTGCGCTTGGTTATTTCTTTTTCCAACCGCGCCGTGTCCATGTGGTGCAACAGCAATTCCATAATGGCTTCGATTTCGACCTTGTTTTGCGAGGTAATGGCGCGGGTGTTCTGGTCGTTGACCTTGACCTCTGCCATTGTCTCGGTGTTGTGCGCTTTGGCGGTCTGACGCATGAGTTCGCGGTTAGTTTCGCCTTGCTGTTTTATGCCCTCAATTTCCTTGCGCTGCGCCAAATCAAGCTGGAATTGGCGCAAAGCCTGTTGCATCTGCTCGTTCTGTGCCTGCAAGTTTTTAATGGTCATCTGAACCTGTGGCGGGATGTCAGACTTTTCGTCAATCTGCGCCAGCGGGTTCAATGTTGCCAAGCGGTCTGCAATCAAATCGGCATTCGGGAAGTCCATGTTACGGAACCACAAATCACCAATCTGACCCATCAAATTGGGATCAGCAGCCAGAATAGGTGTCATAGCTTCAACTGCAGCCTCGCGCTTACTGTTGTAACCTGGGCCTGTATCCATCACAACGTCATACATACCAACAGCCAGATTGTTGTTGATGACTTGCTCAACAGGATCAAACTGGTTAACGGTCACCATCTCAGGCTTACCATCCTCACCGATGATTCGCATCACGCGCTGCGTGTCGTAAATCTTGGGAATCAGGTCAAGAATGATGCGGGCAACTTGGCACTGAGACTTTGTAAGGTTGTCGTAAAAGTCGAAATTCGACAGATCAACCTGTTGTTGTTGACCATTAAGCGCTTTGCCGGAAATGTTGCCTTGCTTGAGTTGAGCAGGGTCAAAAATTCCCATCAGGGTCTTAATGTCGTTATCAATCAGTGCCGTTGCAGACAAGATTCCGTCTGGTGGCGGTTCAGGTTGCAGGCGTGTTGGAGGATTGGCTGGACGACCTTCAATGTCAGTCTGTTTGTAACGCAGCACTGGGAACGATTTGATGTTTGCCTGTGCCCATTCGTTTTCATGGCCCTCGTCTTGGCCTTCAGCCAGCAGCCATTTCGCTTTGGGTGCAAGGGCAATTGACTCAGTTGTGGACGTTTGCCAGAAGTTATACATCCGTTGAGCGTCTTTGGCGTGACGCACCATGCCAAACTTCTTGCGCTTGTCACCAATAATGCAGTGGCGACCATAAACGGGCACGATTGGCAGATATTTGCCAGCCCATTCACCTTCCTCAAGAACCTCGCAAGCGGTCAATTTGCACCATTTGATGCGCTTACGCATGGAGGGGCGCTCATCAATCGGGTAAATGCCCGCACCGACAAACATCTGCTCTTGCTTTTTGAACTGGCTTTCAAAAATAGAAGTTCCGTCGCTCAATAAAAGCAGTGTGTCTTTTTCGCGTACCGTGTAATAGTATTCAGCAAGACGAATATCCTCTTTTGTGATCCATTCGCTTTGACTGTCACCTGTTCCGCGCTGCGTGAAATTCTCAGCATCAGCGTCGGGGTACATCTTTTTAAACGTCTTTTTGCTCATCATTGTGGTGATGAGGCAATTCTCTGCATCCGACCCGTCAGGTAAAACCGAGTTAGGGTCAAAATAAACCGTAAACGGGTTGTCTACGGGGTCAATATAGATTTCTTGCTCAAAAGAAGTCTCGTTGATGTAGTCGGTACGGATGCGAATGAAGCCCCAGCCCATGCGAACAGCGTAATCGGCAGCCGTGTCGTATGCGTTGTCAGCGTTGGAATTGGCTTCAATGTGGCGAATGATGCCTTGGATAACCTCAGCAACCTTGGCATCTGCTTGGTCGTTCATGCCATGCACGCGAGGGTGAGGGCGCTGCTGGCGAATCTGGTTAACCACTTGGCGGCAGTAACCATCGAGCTTATTAATGGTCAAAACCGGGCGAGATTCCAGGCTCCGGCTGTTTTGGAGTTCAATGGGCCACTGGTCACCATTTACAAACTTCAAATCTTCCAGGGCTTCCTGGCGGTTCATGGTGTCGGCATCGTTTGCCCACTCCAGAAATTTGATTGCCTCGTCAATGCGAGGGTCGTAATCGGTCTGGTTAGTTTCTGCCATTTAACCCATCCATGAGTTTGCCCCGCCATAGTATTGCGGTTTTGGTTTCTGACTTTGCCGCCCTCGAGGTTCGTTCACCATCAGCCCAATGTAACGGAAAGCGTCTGCGCCATGTGAATAATGGTCATGCAGCGGATTCTTGCTGAATTGGCCTGTCTCAGCGTCAACCTCGTAACGGTAATGTCTGAGGCATTGTAGCCCTTGCTCACAATTATTCCTATCGAAATAGCACGCCCTGAAAATTGTCCTGGCGGCGTTGATTGAGTCAGAAACAGGCACTCGCTCAAGGACTTTGGTCTTGTAGCCCGCAGCCCTGACGATTTCCTCAATGCTACGGCCATTGGATGCAATGGTCTTGTGTTGAGCATCATGCGGCAGCCACAGCGTGTCGTAGATATACCCAAACGCTTGCATCTTTGCCAGGATTTCGCTCATCGTGGTCTGATTGATCTCAAAATAGCGAATCAGACGGGTTTCCATGCCAATGAACTGCACAAACCAAATGGCGGTCATATCAGACCAACCCAAGTCAAACACAGCGTGGACGGGCTTGATCGGGTCATAAGGCACATTGGTAATGCGACCTTCCATGTCAGCCATCTGCATTTCTCGGGCAAAAATGGCCCCATCAACAGTCTGGCGGCACAAACCTTCCCAAACAGTGTTGTAAGCCTGAATGTCGCGGGCTTTGAGGGTGTCTTTTTCGTCCCTCAGTGTGTCAGGAAACCACGGGTTATCAGACCAGTTGATCTTCTGCACCACAGCGTTATGCGGTGGATTCAGCACAAACCGCTTGTAAGTCTCATCTGTTTCAAGGTGCGGGTTGAAAGTGATCCAAATCTCTGAGCCTTCCTTACGGATGGTAGGAATCAGCACATCCCATGACAAACGGCTGACGGTCTGCGCTTCCTCAACCCAGCACACATCCACGCCTTCAGATGATTTGACGTTTGCGATATTGTTCTTGAGGCCAATGAAGTTGAATTCCGACCCGTTTGCGCCCCTAATCTGGTTTTGGGTGATTTCATAGAACCCGGTCAGGCCAAGGTCAATGATTTGGTCACACAACAGCTTGTGGACGGAATCCTTCATGGATGACTGGAATTCACGGGCACACAAGACGCGCAATGGGGCTTGGGCGGCTTTAATCAATAACGCCCTTGCCACTCCCCAAGACTTTGCCCCACCTCGTCCACCGTAAAGAACCCGATACCTGATTGATTTTGGTTCAAACAGGCATTGCAGCTTCAACGGAAACTGCGCTTTAGTGATGGCGTTTTGGACTTCTGAGGTCATTTATAGGTGCTGGCGCAGGGAGCTTCCAAGCCAGGAAGGAGTCCGAAATTGCTTGGATTACTGTGCGCCAGCTTCATCTGGTTTGACAAAAGTCACCTGGATTGCGTTCACCAACGGTGCGCCTTCAGCCCCTGTGATTTCTGTTTTTGTGCTTTCACGATACTTTTTCGGAAACCTTGCAGCCATTGAACGCGACCACAAAGAAGCGTTGAGTCTTGGCCCATCCTTGGTTTCAACCATGTATGCATGAGCCTGACTTTCCCACCATGCTTGTTCAAATGCCTTTGCATCTTCCAAGGCTTGCGAAAATTCTGGGTAACGATCACGCCATTCGTACAAAGTTCTTACAGGCGTGTTGAGGTCATAGCAGATTTGCTCGATGGATTTACCGAGCTTGCCCAATTCCACAACCTGTTCGCAGTATGCGGGGTCGTATTTGGTTGGTCGTCCAACAGGGCGTTTTTCTGCTGTTTCAGTCATTTGATGGGTGGTATCCGAATTCGTGGATTGAGTCTGCATTTGTCCACAGGTCTTTGGCTTTTACTTTTTGGCTGATGATCTTGTAATCTTTGCCAAGCACAGACTCTCCGTGGTTTTGGGCGTATGACTTGCTTAAGCTGACCCAATCCCCTGGGTTGATTGATTTGATGCTTTCATCCTTTGGAACTGCTCGGTACATTGTCACTAAAGCGTTTGGATTGCCTCTTACTCGTTTGGCAAGATCAAAAGCCTCTCTGTCAGCTTGTGGATAGCCCGTTCCATAGATTCTGGATGCGCTTGCTGAGTACACATCAGATGGATACATCTGGCCGCCACCTGTCAGATCGTGCAGCGGAGCGCCGAATTCTGGCCCTGGCGCTTTGTGTGAGCCTCGATATGACAAATTTTGAGGTTTTTTTGCGACAAAACTAGACAAATCCACAATTTCAGATGGCTGACCATCACGCATGGTAACAATTCCATCGTAACCTTCGTTTGCGATTGCTTTAGAAAGTGATTTCCCTTTTTTGCCATATTGATTAGCTAAAACTTGTTTCCAGTTGTCAGGTTCGCTATAAAGACCAGATTTGCCCCAATCTATGACAAGAGGGTTTCTAAATTCCATCTCACCAGAAACCCATTTAGTCGGCAGTTTGTTTACATCAACATCATGGCCGCTTAAAACATAATTTCCATGAGGCTCAATATCTTGACCAAATCCTTGTAATTTTGGCGCTTTTTCTGTGTTTTTTATAAAAGGGAAAGTAATTGGCTTTCCAGTTTGAAAAGTTATGCCAGCAGGGTTGTAGCTTTCGGCCAACTGTGCGGCCATTACCCTGTCTTGCGGTGTCACAAACTCACCCGTTTGCATGGATTGTTGAGCCGATTGCCCAATGTCTCCACGCAGGTTTCTGGCTCGATCTACCGCATACCCCAACATTTGTTGTGCGCTGGTCAATGGATTACTCGCCGTGTCGTACAAACGGCGCTTAAAACTGTCTGCTGCGCTATAAATGTCGGCTAGGGTTGGCATAGAAAGTCCTCGGGTTTCCCTGATTTTATTTCTTTTTGGTTTGTGTGGGCTTCTTTGCAGCCTCGCGCTTGACCTCATACGCAATCGCCACGGCCTGTTTTACGGGTTTACCCGCTTTCACTTCCGCTTTGATGTTGCTCTTGAAGGCTTTTTCGCTTTTGCTCTTCATTAAAGGCATGGGCATACTCCAGTAATTGACGGTTGTAGTCTTTCACAAATTCTTGGAAAGCGCAAATCAGTCCAGGTTCGCCTTTGTTTTTTCTCAGCCATGCCAACTGTTGATTAGCGGCTCGAGCAAACCAATAAGTCTTGTAAACGTTATCCATCTACCTCTTCCACAAAGCAAACATCCTGCCAGGACATTTTGAGATGCTTTTGCCCGTCAATCATGATCGGCTCAAACTTCAGGTATTCATTCGTTACATCGCTCGCCACAGTGCCGAAATGCACCTTGTCGCCCACATTCAGCCCCTGGCGGTTGGCTTCATCACTGACCGCGACCACATGGCCCACAGTGTCCGGGCCTTGCATCTGGCTTAAATCCAGCAAGGCTGATTGAAAGCGCTGCTCAGGCTTGACAATAATCTTGTCGTTCAAAGGCTTAAACATTGTTTGATTCCTTCTTTGGACGACCACGACGCTTAATCTCTGCCGTTCCATTGTTTTCAGGCAAAGTCATGGTAATTCTGTCAGTTTGTGGAGGGTCAATTACTGGAAGCGCCAGCATTTTGGGCGCGTATTCACCGCACCATTCATTTTCAGACTTGTGTTGGTATTCGGGAAAACGCTTACAAAGCCCTAGAACGTTGCCGTTTTGCGAATAAAAGCGACAAGACTTACAATTTTTATCCATGATTGGCAAACTCCTTATGACTGCTTAAACGATAAGCCCTTAAAACAGCATCCGCTTGCTCAAGAGAATCAAAAGAACCCAAATACTTTGATTGTCCTTTAGTTTGACAACGAGCTATGAATTTATCGTCTTTAGCGACATAAGATACACCTTTGATGCCAGTTTTATTGTTTTTATAAAGTTTTGAATTGAAACTATTTTGACTGTGGGTTGCCAACCTTAGATTTTCAATGCGGTTGTTTAGTCTATTGCCATCAATGTGGTCAATCAGTCCATCAAAATCACCATAAAACATTGAATAGATCACTCGATGAACCAAGTACTGTTTTTGCTGAATGCAAACAGTTAAATATCCATGATTGTTTATTGTTTTCAACCTTGATCCAGCAAGGTTTTTTCTGTTGCCAGAGTTTACTCGCCAAAACAATTCGCCATCACGATATTCAAAAATTTCGTGTAACAAATCTTGCGTCAAGTTAGAATTTAAACCAGCCATACAACCCCTTTTTGTGTGGTTAGAAGCCCCATCGCGATTGTCTCCCGCTTTGGGGCTTCGTCTTTTAACTCAAGAAACGCAATTTATACAGTGTTGAATTCACTTGATCGGCAATTTCGTCTACCAAGTTCATCAGTTCCGTGTCTTGCGGCAGATGCTCTCGGCTTTCCTCAATGAAATCTTTGATGGATGAAAGATACTCTACGGGTTCCTCTGCCAAATGGAAATCTTCAGGAAATGTTTTTAATTGCCCGTATTTCCCCATGAACGCCTCGGCGTACTCGTCCACCAAATCAATGATCTCGTCATAGTATTCGCCCAAGGCTTGATGCTTGGCATAAGAATCGGTCGCCCAGTGCATGAAATGCGTCACTGTTGAACTGTGCAACAGAACGGATACAAAGGCGGCGACTTCTTTTTCCATGTTTACATCATACCATTTCTGGCAATGGCACACCATCAGGCCATTCGCCTTTTGCAATCAGGGTTTGTACTGTTCTTTTATGCGCTCCAAGCCATAGTGCTTGACGTTCCTCACGGCTCAAATTTTTGCCTTGATCTACCTCGTAATGGCATTTGAGACAAAGCGCAGCAGTCATGTTGTCATCAGCCTTGATGCCTCGACCTTTGCCATGCCCCCAATTTGTGTGCGCTGCTTGCACCATGTATGGTGATCCACAGCTTTGACAATCTAGGCTTGCAACCGCTTTGAGCAGGGCTTTACTTCTTACGTACTGATGTTTTGGAATCATAAAAGACTGACTTGTTCTGGTTTTGGTTGTTCAATAAACATATCCACCTGTTTGCTGGCTTGTTCAATCCTTTTGCAAGCAATGTCAAAATACTTGGGTTCGCGCTCAATTCCTATGAATTTGCGCCCCATTTGGATTGCTGCAACGCCTGTTGTGCCACTTCCCATGAATGGGTCTAGGATTTTTTCTGGGTTTCCTGCTTGTTCAATGCACCACTTCATCAAAGCCAATGGTTTTTGTGTTGGATGGCCCACCCTTTCAGGATTTGTTGCGGCAATAGTCCATTGAAAATATCCAGCCAATTTATCCATGTTTGTCCATGCAAGTTCTACACGACTAAATGATTGTGGGCCATCAGGTTTGTGCCAAACAAGCCAGCACCGCGAAGGAGGCAATTCAAAATAATTTCCACCCCACAAAATAGCCTTGTCTGCAAACTTTATTATTTCATCAAGAAGTTTTGAACTTGGCGCAAATTCATCCCAATCTTTTTTTTCAGCCCCGTTCATTCTTTGATGTTTAAATGGTTGCGCTGCTATATTTATTCCATAAGGCGGGTCAGTAATTACCGCATCCACCTTATCAAGCGTTGGCAAAATGTCCATGCAGTCGCCAAGGTACAGCGTAGCGCCAGCTATTTCGACCTTCATTTTTTGGGCCTCGCTCTTGTAAAAACATGGAACTCACGGGGCAGCAGGTTCAAAGTCTCTTTGCCCATGCCAACAATCGTGCCATAACCTCTGTTGTCCATTCTGGCCTCTTCTAATCGCTTGGCAACGGATTGCCCTCGCTGGTTGTCAAGGTTCTGAACACCCCATTTAATGCGACCATTTACTGGACACACCCAGTTTTTCCAATCAAATGCGTTTGTCATTCTTGTCCCCTTGCTCGGATTGTTTCTGCACAGTGCAGATATGGGCGCGTGTAGTAATAATCGTCACCACCACATCCTTTTGGCTCTGGGGCATAAAAAATATCTTCACACGCCTTCGCACACTCCTCACGCTCTTTAGCTGCTACCAGTTTGGCGAAGGCTTCAAGGTTTTTGTTATTTGATAACCACCCGCCTTGACCATCTCCACAATCTTCAAAAAAGCCAGCCTTTCTAGCCATCTCAATGATTTCATCTTGTGTCATTGTGCCGCCTTGTCTGTGTAACGGTTGTTGGCTTGCTCTGTTCGCCAAATGTCTGTTCTCATTCTTGCCGCCTCCAAGTTCCATTTCAATGTCTCCTCAATCGCAATCGCTTCAGCCAAACCTTTGAGCAACTCCTGATATTCAGGATGCGCGTAAGCCTCACGCTCTTGCGCGTTGGCGGCTTCTATGCCGTTGGCTAGGGCGTCTTTCATGAGAAGGGCTTTTTTTGTTTTTCTGAATTCCTCAAGATATACCCGCTGGCTTTTGGCCTTGGCGTACTCAGCAGAATTTTTCAGGATGTAATCAACAGCTTTATTTGGTTCATTCATTTCACAACTCCAATCATTCTTAATGCGGCTTCAACGGAATCTACAACACAATAAGGCCCACCAATCCATTGTTCTTTCCATTTCTGTTGATTTTTGTTAAGCCCCTTTTTACCATAGGCTGTTTTTGGATTTTTAATTTCAACAAGAATCGTCTCAGATCTGAATCCAATAATTAAATCTGGAAATCCTTTCCCCACATGAGACATATCAATCACAGAAACGCCTACAGCTTTTAAAGCATCAACAATTTCATCATGATTTGCATCTTTTTTTGCGCCATATCTCATGATTGCACCTTTCGCCGCCATTCCCGCACGCCATGCGCCGCCATTGTCCAAATGACATTTATAAGAACAAAACAATCTTTTTTGCGATTTAGAAAATTTAAATTTTGTTCCGCAGTTTGCACAATTTGTGTATGTTGCTTTTGATTCTCTGTAAGCCAATTTGCAAGTGTTTGAACAAGTGACTTTGTTAGAAGTAATTGAGCTTGTAAAAATTTCACCGCAGCTTTTACACAATTTTGTTTGTGCAATTTTTTTGGTAACAGGTTTTGTATTTTGTGTTTCAATTTTGTTTTTGGTTCTTGTTTTGTTGTAGCAAGCAAACGAACAATACTTTTTTGTTTTTTGATAGGAATGAAAATCCACATTACAACAATCACAAACTTTCCAACCCGCATTTTTAAAATTTGGGTTTTGATCGCCATCGTAAGACCGACGATTTTCAACTCTTTTTGCGTATCTCATTTTTCAGTCGGTTCATGGTTTCGCGCAGTTGGTTGGCGGCTTTCTCGCCACGGATGCGCTTTATGTCGGTGATCGTCTTATCCCACCAAGCTCTCGCATGGTTCTTCCCATGCTGATAAATTTGTTCTTGGTATCGGTCTAACCACTCCAAGGCTTCTGTTTGCCTCATTAACTCCAATATCTCCCGTTGTGAGGAGCGCCTCTGTGATTTGGATTTGGCTGGTTGGGATTCCATTTTTTACTCGGTCAAGAATTTGGTTGGCTTCAGATTTGGTCACTTAAAAATCTCCATGCTGTTGCGGCGCACAATGGGACTTGTCCGTTTCCAATGGCTTTAAGTCTGTNNCCACCCCATCAGCCACTCTACCCACGTTGGGTTCAGTTTGCCACCAACTTGAGTCGCCAACCCATCTCCACTTGTTTTGCTGACTCCCTTGCGGTTGTAATTTCCGCAAACTGTTGGTGTCGCCCAGTTCACTTGCGCTGTCAGCGTTGGTGTGTTCCTGGTGTGTTCGCTCGGTGCGTTTGTTTCTTTCGCCATGTGTGACGTTGGTGTGGGCCAATTTTCCATGCGTCTTTTGATCGCTTTCCTGCTGTTGCTCCCGCCATCCAATCCTGTCGTGTTCGGAGTGTGAAAGCTGTCCACGCCATTTGGCGACAATCCACATCCTTTCTCGCTGATGATTGGCTCCAACGTGGGACGCTCCCATAACAGTCCATCGACAGTCATACCCCAGCGCGGTAAGGTCGCCAACGACTCTGGTTCCTCCCCGAGTAGTGAGCATTGGGCTGTTTTCCACGAACACGAATCGGGGTCGTACTTCGCCAACCACCCGCGCCA